ATAATATATCTATCTCTTCAACATCTAAAGGAGTGGTTGAAGGTATTGTTATGGTTAAATCTCTTAAGTTGTTTATCATTCCAACGTTATGACCATCTGATGATAAGTATTCAAAAGTTGTTGGGTTAAAAGCTAAAACGCTAAAAGGAGAAAACACAGAGTATTCACCACTTGTGTATTTCCATCTATAACCAAATCTAACCATCTTTTTTTCAAACAAGACCTCAGCATCTTCTGACAATAAAGCCTCCCATGGTAAAGCAACGTAAGCCACATCAACTGGTATGCTTTGAATCGTTCCAACAACTGACGCGCCGCTGTTAGTTACCGATGTTAATTTAATTTTTATTTCATAATTCTCCTGAGAATCTTGATCTTCATATGTAGCTGTTACAGATATAATATCACCAACCTCAAAGTTAGCTTGAGGAGAAAGCGTTAAACTAACACTTGATCCAACAGCTATACCTTCATTGTCAGAGTTAGCAAACAAACCAGCTGTACTGTTAGTTATTAAAACTGTGTTAGTACCAGTACCGTTACCACCTCTAGTTGAGTTAGACATAACTAAAGTTGGAGCAGTAATAGGAGCTTGTTTAGCTACAGTTATATGCTCTTCTGTAAAAGCCGCTGCTGAAGATAAATTAGATGGTAGTATTTTTTCACCAGTATATTTACTGTGTGTTGTAAAGTTGTCGCTGCAACCAGATTTAAAAATCTCTATATCTATTTTTTTAGGTTCAGTTGTATCATCAGTCCAAAACAATAAACCTTCTATTATATTTATACCAGTTATATACTGACTAGCTGTAAAATTTAATATATTATTAGCATCTACTAATACAGGTCTTACTATACCTCTAACGTCATCATACTCAGCAATACAATCTGATTCATTAGATGTTATAAACCAATAAATTTTATCTGTTTCATTATTTAGAACATGTCCAATACACTTGGCATTTGTTAAACCAAAACCAGAACCCCAATTAGCTGTTATTGATTTTGAGTTTTCATTATACGCTTTACCTGTTATTTTAGTATTACCTCTAACATTTTGTACAGAGCCTACATCACTACCTTCAGAAACAGATATTTCTATATTCTGCGCGTCTCTATACTCTCCATTAGGTACTAATCTTTCGTCCAGGTCTTTGTTCATTTTACCCGCACGGAAGTGATGTTTTAGTTCTGGCATATCTTAATGTTTTATTTGCTTAGATTTACCTCTCATTATTTGAGTAAACTCTTCTGACTTGTAGTTTGATAGTCTTAATTTAGCTTTTCTCATCTCAGCAAATCTTTCTTTTTTAAATCTTGCTACTAAATATTCAGGTGTGTTAATTCTAGTTGCTAGTATTGCATGAGCAATCCATTTATATACTGCTTCTTCAGCAAACTTATGTACTTGTATTTCTCCATCAGTTCCTAAAGTATCGCTTACGTATTTTAATGTTACTGTTTTTCCACTAGTTTGTGAGCTAAAATTTATACTACCTCTAACTGGATCTATATAAAATAAACCATTAGAAGAAGCGTGCTCAGGATTCATACCAAACCTTCCACCAAGAAAAAAAGTTCTATCTACACCATCATCGTCATCATCTGAATTAGTTGTTGTATTAGAGTTACCTGATTGCTTATATTTATTCCAAGTGTCAGAATCTTTTTGTGTTAATAAACTACCGTCACTATCAAATAAATAATCATAGTTTTCGGTTTGCAATAACGCTGTTGGATTACTTGTTTGTCTAGCTGGCAGTAATAATTTTTCTATACCATTTTTATCAGTACAAGTTACTTTAATATAGTTAACAAAGTCTTGTGGTAAAGGCATTGTTAGAGTTGGTCCTATTTCTATTTCTTGTGATTTTTGTGATCTTAGCGTATCATAGCTAAGCTCAGCAATACATCTTTGTGCATGAAAAAAAACATCAGTTCTTTTTACTTTTGATATAATTTTTTCTAAACCAACGTAAGATATTATAAAATTGTTTACAATATCTTGAATACCTATGTATTGATAATTACCATATTGTTCTGAAGCGTTTGTTTCTTTTAGTACAATTATTAAACCATTTTTAGGAGAACCATTTGTTTCTTGTACATCCGTGTTTATACCTGCACTAGTAAAAACTAAATTATAACTACTATCAACAGTTACGTCACTACCAGAAGTTCCATTATAACTGTAGTTACTTTTTGATATTTCAATATCATTTATGTATACTATTATATCAGCTTGCTGAGTGGGTCTAATTGGAAAATCAGCGGCGGCTACATTAAAAGATAATGTACTACCACTACCCGTGAAGCTTTTACTTTGGTTATAATACGATTGTTGAGTTGTTGTTCCTAGTAATCCCATTTATTATACTTTTTCTTGTTGTTTAGCTTGTATCTCTTCTTGATTAGCAATACTATAAACATCTTGTTGTTTGATTATTATACCAGCTAATTCTAATATTTTTATAACTAAAGTAGGTTCCTCTGACGCATGTAGCTCAAAGTTTGTACTATTGTTAGTGTTGTATAAGGCTTCATCTAAAACAGTTGTGTAAGCCCATTCAACTACAGCTGGTTTAGCTATATAATTACACGCAATATCAGCCAAAACTGTTATTGACGGGTAAGTTTGAAAAGTCATTTCTGTATACTGTACATAACACGGTCGTGTTGCGCTAGGTGCTGTTAGTGGTGAGTTTTCTATATGGTGTATTTCGTTTTGACTTATCTTTTCTATCTCAAGCCACTTGTTGTTACACTTATAATATAATTCACCCATACGGTAATGTGTTGGAAAAGTTCCAACTCCCGATGAATTTAACGAGGCTATGTCTTGCCTAAATTTTTCAAATATATCAACTTTCTCTGCTAATAAATCTATCATATCAGAGTATGTTGTATCGTTGCCTGGTTTTCTACCAAACTGTTCTTGATCATAAAAATACTGTTCAAATATTTCCATTTGTGCTTGGTTAGCTAATAAATTAAATTCCTGAGGCGTTATATAACCTCTTTGTTCTTTATTTGCAATAGCTAATACCCTTTGATATACTGTATCTATATTGACCATAATTTTTTTATTTATAGTAAGTAACCACCCCATAGAAGTGGTTACCTCTATAAGTGATTATTATTTTAATCTTTTTTCAATTGATTTTACAACCTCTAACCCTTCGTCTGTTTTAAACCAAGCGGCTAGTGCTGAATATGGATGCTCTTCAAAAGGAACGTTCATTAGTTTTCTACCATTACTAGCCCATGTAAATGTTCTGTTGTCTGGTGAAAGCCTAATTAATCCTGATTCAACAGCCTTAATTCCAAAGTTTCTTAAGTGTACATCGTCGTCACTCATTAACTGTAAAAATAAACCGGGATTTCTTTTTGCGAACAACAAGATATCTCTTTTTATTTCTTTAGATTTCATTTCAGAAACTTTACTACCTAATTCAACTCGTAAAATAGCCTCTGCTTCTTCAACACTTAAATCTCTAGCTGCTATTAAAGCATCTACTTCGGCGTTTAAGTATTCAACATCACTTTCAGCAATTTTAACTTCATCATGTTCTTCAAAAAACAAACCTTTTAACGGGTGGTATAATGATAACAATTTTTGTAAGTTTTGTTTTCTTGCAGGAACAGCTAAAGCACCGTTTCTAAAAACGATTCTACCAAGAGTTGCTTCGCCTTTTTGTTCATCAACAAAACAAGAGTTTTGATTAGTAGCATACCTAAGCTCTCTTTGCTCTCCAGTTGTTTCATCAAACCATAATAATGGTCTTTTAAAGGAGTGTCTTCCAGCTATTGTAAATACTAAAGGTTGTTTATTAGTTGTTAGATAATAAACCCTATCTTTGATTACCCAGTCTTTCTCTAGTGGGTTAATCTTTTTTTCTATTTTTGACATAATATAATATAATTAAAAAGTTATTAAAAATAAAGGTTGGGGTACCTTTTTGAGCTTGTGCTTTTTGGCACCCCTTATACCTTTAATTATTCAGATGATGAATTAGTCACCATGCACCGAGTCAGTTTTCTTCAATAATACAAAGTTATTAGCCGCTTGAACACATAAACATCTCTCAGATAAGAAATGAACGTTCATTGCGTCTTCGTCACTTGTATAATTTCCACCAACAGATCCAGTGATCCATGATTTCATTCTTCTATCATCAGCTTCAGAAGCTCTATACCTAACATGTAGGAAAGGTCTTTTTACGTTTTGACCAAGTTGTTGATCATAAACAGTAGAAGTACCAGCAGGTACTATAATACCTTCTACATCTTCAGCGTTACCTCTTGTGGTACTATCATTTAGATATTTCCAGTCAGTTTTGTAGAAGTCATAAGAACCTCTTCTGAAACCAGAAAAACCTAAGTTAAGCGCCATATCTTCAGAGTTGTTAAATACTCCGTAAGAAGTACCACCAGCTCCGTAAGAATTTTGTTGTGCCAACATATTGTCAATTGATAATGCAATATCTCTATTAGCGAAGATCATGTTTTCTTCAATAGCACCTTGCTTATCAAGCTCTTTAAGGATGTTATCAAATTCTACAATACCTTCACCCGCGTCAGCAGATCCAAGCTTACCAAAATCAGCATCGTTATAAACAATACCTCTGTCTTCAACAGCAGCGAAAAGACCTTCTGATCCTGTGGCTGTAAATCCAGTAGCACCATATAGCTCACCAGGAGTTATAACTTGTGCCGCTTTTTCAGCTTCAATCATTGTCATTTCTAACTGATCTTCAAAACGTAATCTTGCTTCGTGCTCAGATTTTAGATACCATAAATATCCACCAGTTCCTAGTTCAGAAGTAACTTCAACCCAACCGATCTGAGCAGTGTCAGAACCGTTAACGCTATATTTATCTCTCATAATAATAGGTTTATTACTAAAAGAAGTAAACTTAGCATCTATTGAATTTCCTACGTTTGAAGTACCTTTTCCAAATTCAGAACCATAAACGAATAACTTAACAGCAGTTATTTCAGAAGATCCAGCAAATGGAGCTCCAATATCGTCAATGTGTTCAGCGGAGTAAGGTCTAGCAGTAATAGTAGTTGTAGTAGGCTTGTGTGTTATGTATGCTTTGAAAGATTTACCTGATTTTGATAAAACAATAGTATCTCCAATTTTAACTAGTTTACAGTTTGCGACTGCGTCACTACCTACAAAAGTTACTTTAGATATTGCGTTATCATTAGCAGCTAATTTCATGTCACTAAAAGCTACATGAATTCTTCCTTGTTCAGACCATACGACTTCGTCAGAAGCCATAGGCATTTCAGCGCCAACCATTTTCAAAAAGCCAGAGATAGTACGATTACCGTATCTTTCTACCTCTTTCTCATATACTTCTGGAAGGAACTGTTTTGCGAAGTTAAAATCGTTCCCCGCAATGTTTAAATAATTACTACCCCATAGATCTTTAGTAGGTCTTGGAGTAAGGTGCGACGTTTGTGCACCTGTTCCAGCTAATGCCATAATTTTTAATTTTTAAGTTTAGTTATTAATTTTGTTAATTTTTACTCTAAGCTTACTAGAATCATCACCGCTAATCACCCTGTATTTTGTACCACCACTAGCAATCGTATTTGAGTGCGTTTGGTTAGGCGTCATATCAACATTTTTAGCGTTAGCCATACTATCCTTGATAGCATCAGCTTTACCTTGTTGATAAAAGTGATTTGCAACAGCGTCTGGATTATTAGCTGTGAATAAAGCTTTATGATAACCTTGTGGATTAACAAGTTGTTGTTTCTTATCTAAGAATTTACTAACAAAATTATTAATATCACTTTGGTATTCTTTTACTTTAGACGCATCTTTAACATTGTATCTGTATTTTTTATCACCAACGTTGTATTCAAAACCTTTGAAATCATCGTTGAACAGTCCATCTGTTTGGGATGTAAAAACAGTCCTTTGTTCCTCTGCTATTTTGCGATTTTTCTCGCTTGCCTCATTGTATCTATTAAAAAAATCTACGGCTTTTTTTTGATCAGGCGTTAACTTAACACCGGCCTTGATCTCCTCATAGTACGTGGACTTTAAGCCGTCCAAATGGCTTTTAGCGTTGGCTACTTGCTCTTTTAACGCTAATTTTTTACGTCTCTGATCTCTTTCGTCGTCTGCTTCATCTATAGCAAACTGATCTTCCATCATGAAACTTATTTCATCGTCAGTTAAATGTGATTTTGTTTGCTTGTAGTAATCTTTAAGCAAAGTGTTATCATCAACATTACTGTAATCTTGATTTAATCTAACATAGTCATCAAGACTTCCACCTGTATCATTCATAAAGTCTACAACTTTTTGAATATTATCTGGTAGTTCCTGACCAGTTTGTTGAGCTTCACCAATAGCTTCTTCTACGTTTTCTTGTAGTTTATCTACTTGCTCATTAACTGTTTTTTCTACTTGTTCTTCAGTTTTTACTTTTGGTTGTTCTTCAATAACCTCTTCTAAGACTAAATCTTCTGATTCATCTTTTACCTCTTCCTTAACCTCTTGTATGACTTCTTCTTTAGGTTTATCAATGTTAACTTTAGTAACCTCTTCTTCAACCTTTTCTTCTTTTAATTTATCAAAATTCACCTTAATAGGTTCATCGTCTTTTTTATCAACAAACTGTTTAGGAATTTTTGGAATTTTAACTTTCATATCGCCACCTTCTTTTTTTACTTCAGAAGGTTTAATATTGTTTTCATTTTTACTTTCGGTTTGTTGAATTTCTTCAACTACCTTTTCTTCTTTTTTTGACATAATATAATATTATAAAATTAAACAAATTATCTAGGATCAAATCCACCTAGACCAATACCACCTAATATATCATTACCTGCAGATTCAAAGTTTTTAGGTGGCTTTCCGCTTTTTCTTTGATCTATTAATTCAGATTGTTGAGACGCTTGTATTTTAGTTCTTTCGTCTTTACGATCTTCTTTAGAATTTTCTTTATTATTAATCATTTGAAGCTCCATTTGTTTTAGCTTCATGTTTATTTGAAACTCATGATTCATTAACTCTTTTTTAATCTGAGCCTCTTTCATTAATTTTGTTTCATTTAAAGCAGCTTTACCTTGTTCTAACTGCATTTGAGTTTGAACTAAAGCTTGCTACTTTTGTACTTCAGCTTGAGCCGCTACTTGTTGTGCTTGAGCATTAGCATCGGCTTGAGCTTTAATATTTCTTTCTTGTAATTCTTGATCTCTTTCTTGCTTTTTTCTTCTTCTAACCTTAAGCATTTCGTTAGCTAGCTTAACGTTTTTTATATTTCTAATATCAATAGCATCTTCTAAATCAAGTAAACTATTAGATAAAGCTATTTGTATATTGTTTTCAAGCATTTGCTTTTCCTCTTCATCAGGTGCTAGCTCAATAAATATACCAAAGTCATACAAGTGTAATTGAGATAACTCATCTAAAGTTCCAACGTTGTGATTACCTATTTTTTGTATAAAAGCATCTCTTGTTGGTGAGTATTCTAAAACATCAGATATTCTTAAAGACACACCTTCCGCTACTTGCGTGGTTAAATATAAACCAGACTGCAGTATATGTCTTGTCGCTGTATTACTATTCGCAGCTGCAAGTTTTTGTATACCAACTAAAGCATGTTTATCTGGTGTGCTAGCATCTCTAGCTTCGTTTAACCCGGTAACATCTCTTATCATTTGTAAATAATAATTATATGTTTGGATTAAGCTTTGCAGTTTTTGCCCGCCAGAACCACTTTGTATTTCTTGAATAGGTACTTTACCTGGGTTCATGTCACCTTCTTGAGTCATGGATCTACCAATAACACTACCAGTTTGGAAGAACATATTTAAAGCCTCTTGTGGATTATAATTAGTTCCGTTACCCAAATCTATTTCAGCTAATCCATCTGCATCTAAATAAACACCATCTGGTGTCATTCTAGCCATAACCTGTTGCAACTTTAAATGTGTTAACTGAATCATGTCAGCAAACGTAGTTGTTCTACTTACAAGTGACTCAATTCTACCTTTATACATTCTTGGAGCAACAATAGCATAATTCATTTTAACCTTAGTGTAATCACTTTTAGGTCTCATCATGTTTTGTGCTAGGCTCCACTTAAGAAGTTTATTACTACCAACTATTAAAGCTCCTTCATATAAAACTTCTAAAGATCTATTCATTTTACCATACTGTTGTTCTAATAGCTCAACAGGAGGATCAAATTCATCATCACGTAATATTATTTTAGTTGCACCAGTTGAAGTTTCTTTTACTTTATAAACCTCATTCATGTAGGTTTTGTAATTAAAGTACAACACTTGAACTGTGTTTTTATCTAAATTGTTTGTATCATTTTGTGATTTAAGTAAACCGCTAGATGTAAAACTTGACCTAGATAACTCTTCCATGTCTTCTTGCGTAAGTTCAGGGAATTGCTTTTTAATTTCGTTTATAGGTATTGTTTTAACTTCACCCACATAATATAGATCGTCAAAGAAAGGATCTTCAGTATAAGACCATATTAAGTTTGCTGGGTCTACATAATCTATTTTTATACCTTCGGTTTTAGTAAAAGTGTTTTTTACAGCACCAATACCTAACACAGTAAGATCGTAGTAAAATCTTTTTCTTGTGTTTTCATAATTGTTACCTTCTAGCATAACGTTAATAGCTTGCTCTTCGGCTAACTCAGAAGCTTGTTTGTAAGACAACTGCATGTGTAATTGTAATTCATCTTCTGAATCTGGTAACTTCTTAGGATCATTTTCTTGTAAACTTATACCAAAAGCTTCTTGAGCAAAGTTAGCTAATTCTTTAGTTTCCATATCTCTCAATATAGACTCCATGTATTCTGTTCTTTTACTAACCCCAAAAGGATCTTGAGAAAAAGCTTTTACATCATAACTTCTTTCAGCTATACCATTTACAACTATATCCACGAACTTAGGTATAATAGGTACCGGCTTCCAGTCTAAATTAAGATAAGACAAATCACCATTTATAGATAATTCATCTTTATATTTTTGTATTGATTGTTCTCCTCTAGCGTAAAGTCTTAGTTTGTGAAATTCGTTTTGATTATTGTAAAATCTATTTGTACCTGAATCTCTACTGAACCATTCACTTTCTATAGCTTTAGCAACTTTCAAGCCATATTCTTGGCTCACCTTTTCTCGGTCGCTAACTACTTGACTAGGAAAAAAACCTTTTAGAACTTGATCAGCCATATTATTGTTTTATTAATTTTGAGTGCATGCCTTTATTTTTATATTTAGCTATACTTATGTTTAATTTTGTTTTTTCTGTTTTGGCATAAGGTGTATACAAGTGTTTGTTGCAAGCCATAATAGCTAAACCAGAACTTATAGTAGCATCAAATTTTGTACGTTTATTTATATCAAACCTAGCCCAATCATTTAACGTTCTATTAAAATACATGTTACCAGTTGATCCATCTTGTTTTATACCTACACTATTTTGTATGTACATTTCGATAGCAGCAGCGTGAGCTTGTTTAATGTCCTCACTAGTATTTGGTATACCACCTATTTCTTTTTCTGCCACAGAAAGTTTATTCCAAACTTTATCAGGTCTATTCATACTAAAACCTCTATAACCTCTACGTTTTAAATAATATAAAAGCCTTGGTTTATTGTTTTCACAAAGCAATGGCATACCATAAAAAACTAACGCCATTAACACGTCTTCAAAAAATATTTCAGCAGTTTGTGGCCTAGCTATATATTCTAAAAAAAATTGACTAGGTGGACAGTCTTCCATAGAAAACTTACTTAAGCCATGCAAAGATCCTTTGGATCCTTTACCATCAACTGTTCCAGATATGTCATAAGAGTCACATCCAAACGCTCCTATTAGCTCATTACCTGGTATCTTTACTCCGTTTCTTGTCAAAACGTTGTTTTGTAATTCTTGACTTGGTATCCAACTAACTTTAAATCTACCTTTTGGATCTGGATAAAAAACAACCTTAGTATCTTTAATACCGTTAACCCATTGAAAGTTTCCAGTACTCATGCCTATAGACCTGTGCATTTCTTCGTTGTAATCTATTTGTTCGTATATTTTAACTAAATTAAATATACTATTACTTGCTTCGTCTCTAAAAGCGTGTTCTTCTGAACGTGGAAACTGTCTGTAAAACTCATTTAATCCATCTTGATCGTGTTTTAAACCATCAGCTTCATTTTGCCAATGCTCTATAACACCTGTGTCTATTACATCTCCCCACGGATCTAATCTTTCTTGCTTCGGTGTGTTAAAAACAGCTTGACCATACTCATCAATAAAACCTTCGTAATTCCACTCCATTGGAATAAACAAGCTATATAGACCAGAATTTGTTTGACCATTTCTGTTTCTTTTAGTTACATCAGATGCTGTGTATAATTTTTTAAAATTATCACCACCTTTATCTAAAGCGTTTGACGTTGAACCCATCATACACTTACCTATAATTCTACTACCTAATCGTAGTGTTGTTTTTGTAACCCTCCAGTTGTTTAAAATATTGTCTGGCCTTTCCCATTTACCACTTTCATCGTGAGCTAATAGTTTTAGTTTCTCACCATCATAACTATTATCACCAGTGTTTTTCCAAT